AAGTGCTTACGGAATAGAAGCTGAAGCAATATATAAATTGCTAGAATTTTGGGTTAAGCAAACTTTTATTGATACTGCAACAGAAGATGAATTTGTTGACTATCATGCAATGCTTTTTGGGGTAACTAGAAAACAAGGAACTAAAGCAACTGGGGAAGTATTAATAACAGGAAAAGCTGGAACTACGATACCCGCTGGAACAATAGTGTTGAAAACAGATGGTACAAAGTACCAATTGCTTTATGATGCAACAATATTATCAAATGAAAAAGCAATTGCTGTGGTGGAATGTTTACAAATAGGAGAGATTGGGAACTGCGCTATTGGAGAAATAGCAAATTTTGAAATTGCTAATGCTAATATTTTTACAGTGATTAATGAGAAATCGTTTACAAATGGATATGAAAAAGAACCTAATGATGTTTTAATATCAAGAGCGAAAGAAAGAATACTAAAACCAGCACATAGTGGAAATATTTATGATTATGAGAAATGGGCAAAAGAAGTAGATGGAGTAGGTAGAGTTCTTGTTGAACCATTGTGGAATGGAAATGGAACGGTAAAAGTAAGGATTGCTAATTACAAAAATGGAGTAGCCAACGAGGACTTAATACAAAAAGTAAAAGAAAGAATAGAAGCAGATAACGGTAGACCAGTTGGAGCTAACGTTACTGTAGTAAGTTTTGATAATAAAGATATTGAAATAACTGTTGGAGCTATATTAAGCCGAGGGGTGAAATTAAGCAATATATCAGATTTAATTATCTCTAAAATAAAGCAACAGATAAAAGATAATTCAGCGATTTATACTTTGAACAATCAAGAAATATTATCAATTAATCGAGTTGAAAAAATAATTTTATCAGTTGATGGAGTTGAAGATTGTAAAGTTTTAATTAACAATGATACAAAAAATATAATAGTAGATAGTAATGAAATATTAACAATAACAGGAGTTGTTGTCAATGAACAGTAAAATAAAGGCAGTATCGAAAATCGCTAGAAATAGTTTGCAAATTGACTTAATAAAAAGTCTAGTAATAGAAACTCAGGAGATAAAAAAAGATATTGAAAAATATAAGGAGTTTGCCTTTTTAAACTTTTTCAATGAAGAACAGATTTCAAAGTATGAAAAATTTATGAATTTAGAAACTGACCTTAGTTTAACTCTACAGGATAGACGAGATAAAATTTTATATTATTTATTATCAAAGAGAATATTTTCGCCTTCTAACTTAAAGGAACAGGCTAGAATATTTGTAAATGGAGAAATTGAAATAACAGAAGTATTTAACGAATACTATTTTATTATAAGATTTACAAGTATTTACGGAGTGCCGCCCAATTTAAAAAATTTCATTAATTTTATTGAATTAAATAAACCTGCCCATTTGGGTTATAAAATAGTTTATAGTTATATGACTTGGGATGAGTTTGATAAATACAATAAAACTTGGGATTCTTGGGATTCATTAAATTTAAATTGGGAAGATAGAGAAAAATATAAAGAGTAAAGGAAGTGATTTAGTATGCCAGCAATAAATAAAACAAGTTTAGGACTTAACCAATGGCTTGGAAATGAATATCCTAAAAGAATTGATTTTGTTGAAGACAATAAAATAATAGATGATGAGTTAATTAAGAGGGTAAAATACACAGATGTAGCAACGGAAACGAAAGAAGGAATAGCTCGAATACATTCACTAGATACTGTTGAAAATCAGTCAAATGAATTGCAAAATATGATTGCAAATAATTTGCAGTCACAGGTTTCAGATTTTATAAAAAACCTTAACCACGATGAAATATTAACAGTAAAATCGTTAGTGAAATATTTGAGCAAACTGCTGAAACCCGCGACAGAAAATAGTTTTGGGCTAATTGATTATCAAACAATTAAACAAGTGTCACCCAAGCCTGATTTAACACCGTATGTACCGTTCTCAAAAGGATATAGGAATGGTAGTAATAGCGACTTTGTACTAAGAGCGAATTTATCTGAATTTTGGGCACCATGTATTCTAAATATGTATTCTCATGAGGGGAACTATACTGGCACATATCATACTAACGGTGGAAGAGCTTATTATAAAGTTCCAAATCGTAACGGTGGTAATTGGAATGAAATTATGGATAATCACGATATGGCTGCACGAGATAATCGAATGAATAACATGGATGCTGATAGAAATAATGTTAGAAATTTAGCACAAGACGCTTGGAATAAAGCAAATGATGCTCAAGTCAATAGAATTTATGAAATAAGGCTAGCTGGCTATATTTATTTAGAATTAGGTGCACCATGGGGAGGAGCAACAGAGAGAAACGGATATGTAGTAACAGGTTTGGTTAATGACGGAGGAGAAGGATTTTGGGATAGGGACCATGTGCAAATGAGAGTATTGCAATTTTACAGGAACGGTCAATGGCTAAATGTCTATTTCGCATAAGGCAATGGTGATTAGATAATTGTAATAATCAAAAAAGGAGTAAAAAGATGAAAAAATTTATAGTAGATAAAGTGGAACTGATGGAAGAAGAAGGAATTAAATATTTAGGAATTTTTGATAAAGAGAACAACAACTGGTATGAAGAACAATCGAAATTTGAGGACAGCACTTTAAAAGTAATGTACAATAAAAATACATTACAAGTTTTAAGCATGAATAAAGATGTATCGTTCGTCGCTCCAACAATGGTAGGCGACGTCGTGGAAGAAATAGAATATCAGGAAGTAAAAGTAAATCCAAATTTGTATTTTGTAGATGGAAAAGTTGTAGAATTACAGAATTATGAAACTATTAAAAATGGTAAAATTGTATTTGATCGAGACAAACGAATAGAAGAAATAAAAAAAGAATTATACGATTTAAGAGTGGAGCGTGATATTGCACCGTTTGAATTTGAAGTTGACGGTGTGACATATTTGCAAAATAACAGGAGTATAGATCAATCAAATTTAACAAGAATCGTCGTAATGTGTCAAGCATTGAAGAAAACAACTTTTGAGAATTGGAAATTTTATACAAAAGAAAACAGTGAAAAATACGTAAATTTAACTATACAGGATATGATAAAAATGGCAAACATAATGCAAGAGCAGACTACTAAATCAATGGCTGCAGAAACATTACTGACACATAATTTGGAAAATCTAACTGATAAAGAACTTAAAGAGTATGATGCTAAAGACAAATACGAAAAAGCATATAAAAATATGTAGAGGGAGAAATTATGGAATTAGAAAAAGACAAGCTATATATTAGTTTCCACAAGCCTAAAAGCGTCATAGGATTTCTGATAACTTTAAGGACATTAGGAAAATACAGTCATTGCGAATTCATCTATAATGACTATGTATATCTTAGCAATCCTGGTGGAGTGCGTATAAAGCCTTTTGTGTATAAAGATAATATGGATATTTTTGAACTGGATAGCCACATTGAAATTCCAGTTGTGCTAGAAGAGTTTAAAAAACTAAAGGGCAAGGGCTATGATTACGGAGCTATATTTTTCAGCCAATTGCTGGAGCTGGGAATTGAGCATAAGGACAGATATTTCTGTTCGGAGCTGTGCTTACATTTGATTAACAAGGGATTAGATGAAAGTTTGACATACAATTTAAAAACATTAAAGGCTAATCAATTTAGCCCTGCAAAGCTATATAAATATTTAAAGGATATGGAACTGTTAGGAAGAAAGGTGGAATGAAAATGGAAATAAGGAATTTAATCGGAACTGAAATCATGGAGCAGGGGAAAGTGTTGAAAGTAACAGATGCCATGATTGAAGGGGATAATATTGTTCTAATAACTGAAATAGTGGAAAAAGATATAAAGAAAAATGAGAAAAAGGAAGTGATTTAGTATGGAAAGATTTGAAAGAATATTTGACTATTTGCTAAGAGTCGAAGGAGGTTATTCAGATGATAAAAATGATAAAGGAGGTAAAACTAAATTTGGAATTACAGAAGAAGAAGCAAGAAAATATGGATACAAGGAACATATGAGAGATATGCCTTTATCCATTGCTAGAGATATTTATAATAAAAAATATTATCACAAAAACGGACTTGATACTTTAAAATCGGATAAGATAGCATTATCTGTTTGCGACTTTATTGTAAATAGCGGTAACTGGGGAGCTAAAAAAGCACAGGCTGCACTTAATGAATTAGGATTTGATTTGAGAGTGGACGGAATTTTAGGAGAAAAAAGTTTAGCTGCGTTAAATGAAGTTGATGAAAATAAATTTTTGGAAAAATATCACGATTTGCAGAGAAGATATTATAGAGTATTAGCTGCAAATAAGCCGTCGCAGAAAGTTTTTTTGAAAGGTTGGCTCAACAGAGTGGATAGAAAAGAAAATTATTTAAAATCTCTCTAAAAACGGCTTTATTACAAGCCGTATAAGAACGTTAAAAAAGTTTTTGGATAAATTGGTCACTTGGCAAGACAAAATTGACTGTATGGCTTGCTAGGTGGCTTAGAATTGATTTTAACAAAAATAACAAAATAGGAGTGATAAAAATGGATGATTACAAATCAAGATTAAGAAAAGAACTGGAAGATTTGAATTTTAAAATTGAAAAATTAAATAATTTTATTAAAAAAAATGATATTTTTAAAACAATAGATTTGGAAGAACAAGAATTGTTGAAAGAACAAAGAGAAATAATGAATAAATATGCAAATGTTTTAAGAAAAAGAATAAAATAGGAGTGATAAAAATGGACAAAATGATAAAAATTTGGGTAATTAACAAAGCGGTTGAAATGGTAAAAGGTAAAATTTACAAAAATGAAATTGTAAATAAGGCAAAAACAGGAGCAGAAAAATTTGATGCAATAGCAGAAGACTTTTGGGAAAAATTAGAAAGTTATATTTTGAAAGAAAAAGAAATTGACAGAAAGTGGATTCCGAATTTTATTGAAGAAGTTGGAGAAGATACAATCTTAGCTTGTATAAAAGAATTGAAAACTAAGCTGATTCCATCAGAGTTTATACAACAAATATTTGACTTTGAAAAAAAGAACGATAAAAAGAACATATTATAAAAAGAGGCATAAAAATTGACTGGAAATATATTAAAAGATATTACAGATGTTGGAATAGCGGTGGTAATTTGTGCCGTTTTTATTAGACAGCAGAGTAAATTATTTGCACAGCAGGAAAGAGTAATCAGTGTATTAGCAAAGCTAGAAGAACAGTTAAATAGTGACACTTTGAGAGGGAAAGCGCTCGAGGTGACATTAGATGCGAAAATTAGAAATTTGAGAAATAATTTGCAGACATCAATAATCAGATACATTGTTGAGAACAATCTTGAACTAAACTGGAATATCATAAAAAGAGAGATAAATATAATAGTTCAAGAGGAAAAGCATAGTTTTTTTGTGAGCTTAAAAAATGTGACAGATAAGGTTTTTTTAAAAAGTTTAATGCTAGAACTAGATGAAGAGATGGCGAGTACAGAGAATTTAATAACAAAACTTCTGGAAGATTTGAAAGAGGAAGGAAGAAGTGATAAAGTTTTATACGATGTAGCTAAAAGAAGTGTTGAAACGCATTTTGATCACTTCGAAGCGAGAATGATGGAAAAGGTGGATGACTTGCTGAATTAAAATTTAAGATTAGTTATTGGATTTTTTGGAGAAGCAATTCTAGAAACTATAAACGAAAAAAGATATGGAATCAGTACAGGATTTTTGGAGCTGCTGCTTGAAAGGCTGGGATTTGTGAAAAAGGATAAGGGTGATGATAATGGAAAAACATCGCAGAAGTAGAAAACTGGCATTTTTAATGTTAGCACTTATATTTTTAAATTCAGTTCTGACATTGAAGTTGAGAAGCTATCAAAGACGGCAAAATTTAGATTTATTAAGAAGCAGATTAAGAAACGAGAGCAATAGAGAGATTTTTGACAGCATAGAAAAGAAGTCGAAGACAGAGGATATGCTTCTATTAATCGGAACAAATATAGTGGCATTAATAATTATAGCTGGATTTGACAGACAAAGAATAATTGATGAGAACAAAGATAAAGAAAGAGCTGTCAAAGTGTTTGGGAGATAGTCAGAAATGGCT